TCAATCTCAGCAGCACCTTGTGCACCTGCTCCACCACCACCTTCAAAGATGAGTGTTGGAGGAGTTGCATAACTTCTACCTTGACCTAGTAAAGATAAACCAGTGACAGTCTGAACAGTAGGAGTTCCTAATGCACCAGTTCCTTGTCCACCTAATATTTTTGCTTTTGCGGGACCGAAATAGTTATCACCCTTCACAGTCATCTTAACATAAGATACTGATCCATTGGTGTTTAGTACAACATCACCTGTTGCTAATGTTGGGAATACAGTTGGTTGAGCAGGAACAACGCTACCTTCAAAGATAGGAGTTCCATAGAATCTAGGACCTATAGCATATGGAAATACAGGATTTCCCATGCTATTAGTAGTCATGAAATATGCATAAGTTCCGTTAGGATACTCTGGTGTTACACCAAACTTACCATTATATTCATCAAGAGTTCCAAGACCTGCTTGATATATGTAATCAGATGTTAGGTCTCCAAGAATGTAACCATCGTTAACAAGTCTTAAACCATGACCTGAGGCAATGTATCCAAAAAGGTATAGGACGGAAGGTGCATCTACAGGAACTGTAAATGTTAGTGACCGACTGGAAGCAGCATTGAATCCACTGAGATATTGTTGATATGTAACTGTACTACCATTAATCTGATACGTTACTCCTTGACCCGAATACAAGCGAGACGTATCTCCAATAATCACTGGATTGGTTGAATGCCAACCGTCGGTTTGATTTGATATAAGTATATGATTCGATCCACTATTACTTGCGTCATTCTGGTTGAATATATACGTTCTTCCCCTTTTTAGGTTTAAAAACTCAGGTGATGATCCATTGAATGCAAACTGTCCGTTAGCAATAGTAACTGTATAAGTTTCTGTTCCTGCAGTGTTTACAATCGGTCTAGCACCTTGTAACTCAGCAGTAGTTCTTAATCTATAACTAGATGTTTCTAATGCTGCAGTGCCAGAAGAGTTATATCCGTATGGTCCGTATATTGGATATCCATCTAAGGACATACCAATAATCTTGGAGTGACCATCTGTGTGTCTAGAATAATCTAGTGTTCCTGCATTTGCAGTACCAAAGAAATCCTCGACATAATATGTATTCAGATTAACGTCATCATCAGCATCAGTTGTGGTATCCAAGATCATATAACCTTCATCGCCAGAATACCCTGACATATAACGATGATTACCACAATAATAATATATTTTCTGTGTCTCATCAGCATTCATTATGAATATTGGTTTTAATGCATTTTCATAATCTGCAGCATGAGCTGGAGGAGAAGAAACAGTAAAACTATTACCTTGTCCTGTATGATAATGACACCAATAATATAATGTTGCAGGTGCACTGGTAGGTACCGTCCATGTAACTGTACGACTTGTAGCAGCATTAAATCCACTAACATATGCTGCCATAGTGACAACAGAACCGTCTAACTTATAAGTAACACCATTCATATAATGACCATGACCACCATGATCTCCACCTGATCCAACACTGAACATTAATGGATGATTTGCACCACCATATACTTCATTACTATTTTCTGACTGATCAAAGATATAAGTCGAACCTCTAACTAAAGCAAAGTTAGCAGGTTTTTCAACACCATTGAAATAAAATACACCTGTAGATTGTCCTCCAACACTGTCTACACCTACTGTAACTGCAACGTTAACTGTAGATATACTAGCAGAGGAACCTGTGCTATTGTAATATAATGATCCACCATTTAATGTACCATCAGCAGTTGTAGAGAACTGCATAGGATGTGAACTATTTGAACTATCAGATTGATCCCATATTATGAGATAGTTTTTCTTAACTTTGATATCTTCTGGAGCAAGGTAGTACTGACCTGGCGTAAAGTTACCAAACTCTGATGCATCAGCACCAAACTCGATATAAAACAAACCATTAGGGAAAGTGATAGGATCACTTGCCACTCGAAACTTAAATCCATTTGAACCTAAACATAAATCAGCAGACTGGAAAGGACCTCCAGTTACTTGCCTTAGATATATTCTAGTTATAACATTTAAACTATTTCTGACAATCTTTGCAATAGTTCCACGTCCAGTTCCTGCTACCTCATCTACTATTCTACCTACTTCTATATTACCTAGAGTTTCATCTACAGAATCAATGAGTAACATTACATTATCAAGTTCTGTCTTAATAGTCCATGTAAACTGTTCTTGAAGTCCCCATTCAAATACACCATTTGTAAGTTTAAACTCTTCTAAAGTTTTACTTGTATGATAGTAATATACTTGATTGTCTAATATTGCATCATATAGATTTGTAGTTTTTACATAATCATACTTTACAATATCAATAGGTAAGTTTGTTGGTGCACCACCTGCTGTACCCCAGTCTGGTGTATGTAATAGACCACCATTTGCTAATATACCTACAACTTTATTTGGTTGAAGTTCTCTAGTTCCTGGATTTGGAACATCTTTACCACCACGAAATACAAATGTTTGACTAAAAGATCTATCAAGAAGTGTAGTGGATCCTCCTGGTTGATATTCAGTTGGATATATTTGAGATGGTTTAGGGTGATTATCACTTGTAATAGTTAATCTATCAGTTTTTGTTGTACCATCTAATGCAAAAGTTCCTGTTGTTGGTGAGTTAGGATGACCTTGCCATATTCTATTAAAATCAAATGAGTTGACTACGTTTGGTGTTTCTTGCTCAGGAATGATCTGTAAACGTAATGGATCATATCCTCTTCCTCTGTTTAAAACTCTTACATGAATGATCTGCCCTGCACCATCATCAATGATTGGATATAATAATGCCTCTACATCAGGTGTACCACATCCAGTCACAGTAAGTCTAGGTGGATCAGATTGATTATAACCCGATCCTCCGTTTAATACTTTTACAGCACGAACTCCAAATACTTCATCAAATATTGGTTCAATGACTGCGCCTGATCCTGGGACGTCTCTTGCCATTTAGTTATGATACTACGTTGATAGTTCCTTGCATCGCAGCATGGAGTGTACACTGATAATAAAGAGTTGATGGAGCATCAAATGGCACAGTCCAATATAGGATTGAACTTATACTACCAGTTTGTCCTGTAGTGTATGGTGTGCCAGATAAACCCTGTGTTGATTGAATCCTAAATGGATGTCCACCTCCTTCAACACTATTGTCAAATGCATAAGTAAATCCCCTATGCACATATAATGTTGGGTCACGGTTTTCTCCTGCAGGAAGTCCAGGTCCGTTGATTAAGAAGTCATTACTAGCATTTTCTACAGGTGCACCTATCTCATACCATATAATAGGTCCAGTTGTAGGAGTAGGAATCCACTCAGCTCCTGACCAATATATGCTATCACCTTGTGTTAAACCTGCTGTATTTGTATCAGTCAGAGCAGCAAATGTTGTTGTTAAAGTTCCAGAGAAGTTGACTGTTACAGTGTCTCCCGAAACTGCAGTAGTAATATTAGTACCACCTGCAATAGTCAGTGTATCTGTTTGACTGTTAGCAGTTGTAGATCCTGTGTCACCTGCAACAGATTGGAATACGTTAATACTACCAATACCTGCAGCATCATCAGCAGGTAACCATTTACTACTAGATGAGTTCCATTTTAAAACTTGATCATTATTAGGAGGTGTTGAAGTTGTATCAACATCAGATAGCATGTTAACACTTGATCTTTCAGTTAATAATTTTACTTGAGTATTACCTACACCACCTGCAGTAATATTCATATTTACATATGGATTATCATCACCACTGACTGTAAAGAAATATCCTCTATAAGTTCCAACTGCAGGAGCTCCTGCTAGTGTGGCATATTCGTTATCATATGATATTGATGTAGGAAATATAATAGTTCCACTCTCTGCAGCGTTTGGTGCTGCCTTTGTACCTTTGAATATTGATGTTACTCCACCTGCTGATAATGTTAAATCTCCTGATCCATTTGTTGCGACTGCTATACTACCATTACTTGACGAAACAATAGAGTTTCCATTCACATCTAACGCTGCAGTCAGGTTAGTGTAATCTGATGGTAGGAATGTGCTACCGTTGTATCTTAATACTTGTCCCACAGCAGGGTTACTGGCACTAACAGTTAGTGTCGAACCATTACCTAAGGCAGTATATATTTCGTTAAAGTTGTCATTGACCTTATCGCCTCCGACTCTCAGGGTGTCACCTGTGTTGTCATTAGCAGCAGATCCAAGACCTATCGTTTGTTTAGCCATTGCTCGCTACAATTTTAGTTATTTATGGGGTTTCTGGGTCTACCAACTCTTCTCCGTAAGTTGAAATGTCGGGAGCAGTCCAGTCATCTGGTACAGAAGTCTCAACGTTGATGCCTGGATTTGAATATCCAGAACCAGTTGCACTTAGTTCAACACCTGCGACACCAACTAGTGCACGGATGTTTCCATCGAAACCAGATATGGAATCGATTCTAACAGTTGGTCTAGTTGAGTATCCAGAACCTCCGTTAGTTACTTGAACCTTGTCAATGAATCCTGATGTCAAGACAGCAGTTGCAGTTGCGTTTTGACCGAATACAGATCCAAGATAATCAAATGTGATTAGAGAGTTTGATGATTCAATAACAGCAACTTCTCTATCTGATGTTTCACCTTG